CCTCCGCCTCCACCCTGGCCATGGACGCCAGGAGCTCCTGCATATCCATAGTACGTCAAAGTACCCACCCCACCGACGCTGCTACCCCCAGGTCGAGAGGATCCTCCACCACCAGATCCTCCATTATTTCCAGTTCGATTTGCGTTAAAACCTCCACCTCCACCTCCACCATATGCTATCTCAGAAATACCATCGCCTATTATTTTACTATTTTCACCATTCGAACCATTTTCATTTAAATATAGATTTGGAAACTGACTAACTAGCTCTGCAGGTGCTCCTGCTCCTCCAGCACCAATAACAATAGAAAGTATTGATCCGTCTGCAAAAGTCAATGACCCCTGTCCTACACCGCCGCCACCTCCTCCGCCACAACCTTCTGATCCATATGGGTTACATGAAGCTCCACCTCCACCGCCACCAGCTACAAGAGTTACAGTAGTTATGACGGTTCCTGATATTTTAATAGTACATGTTCTAGTAATAGTCAACGATGACATCTAGTATATTCTGGTATTAAAATTCCTTTAGAATCAGTGTACGAAGAAGGTATAAGAGCCGCGTCACAACGTTCAGCGATAACCATCCAGCTGATGACATCTGTTGAATTTTTATTTTCACATGTAATTTTCAATATATTCCCATCTAATTTCCCAATGACTCTGTCGAATGAATCACTATTCTGTAAAAAGTATTGTGGGTTTGTGCAAAGAGCGACAAATGTTCCCTGAGTCATTGGGTATGTTGCTGAATCAGAGTCTATATTCACATGTGCAGTCCCGTCAAAAAGTTTAATTGTACCCCTGTATATTAAATCGATCCTCGGACCTTCTATACAACTATGCACAAGTCGTTCATTTTCAAGAATAGGGTGTTCGATGTTAAACGCTTTTATTACACCATTATATAATAAATTGAACCCATCCTCATGCGGGTCATTTATATTTATATTTCCAGTAACATCAAGTTGATATATTGGCTCAAATGTATTAATGCCAACAAACCCAAATACAGAATGGTCTAACGCAATTGAAATCGAAGGCAATCTTGTATCATTTGTATGAGTTGGTACGGGACAAGGTGTAATTATAAAAGGTGGTCGCCCAAGAAGAAAAGTATTGTTACTGTTATCGTAAAACCCAAACCCAACTGAATACGGGTCTGAGTTCTGTGGTGTATTTATAAAACTTAAATGAAAAATTCCACTATCATTTTCTAGCCTATGAAGCTCAGTCATTGAATTATAAGAACTAAACGTCAAACCGACATTAGCTGGAGTAAATGGCTGAGAGATATCACCACCTGTCAATACTTGACCTGTATTAAATTTAATTACAAGAGTATAAGGGTAACTAACAGTAATAATTTTAAATGTACCTATAGCACCCGGAAACCATTTAGACGCTTCTAGTCCTGTAATACCATTATATGCAGAAACGTTTCCCTGTAAAGTTACATATGTAAAAGTGATATCTCCGCCTCCGGCGGGTATTACAGCACCGTCGTACCCGCCCTCCAAAATAGTACCTACGCTAGAATACTGTTCAGAGTGAAAATCTGAAATAAGAAATGTAGGTGCTGGCAGTGAGCTTTGGCTTGTTATAAATATATTAAATGCATTATAATCAATACTGTCATAATTATCCAGTATTACTATGCTATTTGTTTCTTCTTTATAAAATTTTAAAGCTCCTACTGAATTTATAGAGAAGTTAGGGTTACTATCTACATTGAGACCTATATTATAATAAAAAATACCACCCGTTGTATCAGGTAACCACGGAGAAACACCTGGATCGCCCCAAATGAGTTGATTATTAAAACTCATCAATACATACCCATCCGTACCAGAAGATCCATTTATAGTGACCCTAGAAAGATCTAATGTAGAATAATTAAATTGCGTCTGATTTACATCAGAAGTAAAACCATTGGCAAAAATATTACTGGTTGTGAGGGAATTTGAGCCATATATGTTTCCAGTGACGTCGAGGGATGTCTTGCCTGTTGTACCTTTGAGAATTGTTGTTGCCGCAAAAATATTACTGGTTGTGAGGGAATTAGAGGCATAGATATTCCCGGCCACTCCCACAGTTGGCCCTCCGGCAGCAACTGTGAACCCTCCAGCCGCCAAGAAACTCGAAGCCGAAACATTAGTCACCGAGAGACCATTAGAAGCATAGATATTCCCTTTCACTCCCACAGTTGGCCCTCCGGTAGCAACTGTGAACCCTCCAGCCGCCAAGAAACTCGAAGCCGAAACATTAGTCACCGAGAGACCATTAGAAGCATAGATATTCCCTTTCACTCCCACAGTTGGCCCTCCGGTAGCAACTGTGAACCCTCCAGCCGCCAAGAAACTCGAAGCCGTCACGTTCGTTACGGTCAAAGCATTTGAAACTACCAGGTTCGCGAGTGGCTGTATGAACGTCCCTCCTCCCCCAGAAACTGGAGCCGGGCCATTGGCTATTCCTCCGTCTGAACAGGAGTCACACATCTAATTTATAAGTAGAATTTAAGTTCGTCTCATAGACATGATAATGAGCAATCCTCCAAGTGCAACAGCAGCAATAACCATGAGTCTTGTTCTCTCTCCGGAGTCCCATTTAACCGGGTCTGGAAGGTCTAGGGGTCTGTCTGGGCTCATGGGGACGTTGGTTGTCTCGAACCGTAATACGAACATGTTTCGCCCCATGTCGATAGAAGGACTGAAATTTGAATCTATAAACGGGTCCCCGTTATTTGGCTGGCGCCACGTCACTGTCAGCCGGTCTATCTTGTCAATTCTGGATGGAAATTCTTGCCATATTCGGTAATTTGCATTGTAAAATTCACTGTTCACAGTCACAGATGTGTTTGTGAACGTACTCGCGTTTGAAGAAAGGGATTGGGCCCCCCCAGAGACCTTGACTGGTATCGTGGCGAACGATCCGTAAAAGGCGTTGGCCGAGGGGGTCATTTTGGCGTTTCCCGACAAGCTGTCTGCGACCAGATTCCGGGGCGTGCGTAGTTCAGTAATATCCAAAGTCAAAAACTGTGAGCTGTAAATATTTGGCAACATGGCCGTCAGAAGCTCAACCCTAGTGATGTTTAAGATTGGGTTCGTCAAATGCAGCGTGTAAGAGTTTGAGTTTGGGTACAGAGCTTGATTTCTGTTATGAGAATCGACATATACCGTGAAATCAGGCATCTCTATTAGGGAGTTGGAAAATTACTTCTCTAGAAGAGACCCGCCAACTCCGTCGGCAATGGCATAGTCGCGGATCTGCTCACGAACATACTCGGAACCACCGCACAGCCCCCCTGGCGTCAGGCCGCGTGAGTAGTAGTCGGCCTTCTCAGAGGGTCCGGCCACGCACTCAATACCGTTGTCCAAACTAAAAAGGCTTGCAGGCTGCTTGGCCACCATGGGCCCTGGGTTGATGACGAGAGGGGCACCGGAACTGTAGCCGCTCGTGTTCTGGGACTTGACCAGAGTCATGAGGATCGCCAGTAGAAGACCTATGATTATCGCGTGGGTCAGGACCTTGAAGACCTTAATCGCCATTTAACTTTTGCGAATATTATTTTTCGACTCATCCTGCGTTAAAGCCAGTAGAGACCTTTCTTTGAATCTGGTAAAGATGGACACACTCTCTATCGATGTCGGTGCTGGGGGCGGTTCTATGAATTTGAATGATGATGAGACACGTATTATGGATGAAATATCTTTCGAGATGCCTGCAAGGAAGACGGTGCCTCTCAGGGCCAAGCCTCCTCCGCACCGTCCGTTTGCCAAGCGCACTGCTGGCCCCACATTTCCGTCTGTTGCTGAGAATGACGGCCTGGACATGTTCACAAACCCAGGCAAGCGGGCGACACAGGCTCCTCCTCCCCCGGAGGAGTTTGATGGCGGCGAGGAGGAGATGGAGGACGAGGAGCAGCAGCAGTACCAGGGTGGTGGCGGTGCTCAGGTTCCCTCGGAAGGTTACAAGACCATTGAGGATGAGAAGGCCGATTTACTGAATAAAATTACCAGACTTTCCAAGAAGGGTATTGCCACTAGTGCTCGCCTGACCATTTATTCGGACGTTGAGGAGATCCGCACAGAGTATAAACGCATGACGTATAGCATCGAGGTTGATCGTTCCATCAAGTTTCAGCGCCGCATGCTCGTGGCGTGTGTGACTGGCCTTGAGTTCCTGAACGACAAGTTCGATCCGTTTGACGTCGAGCTGAATGGCTGGTCTCAGAACACGATGGAGAATGTTGAAGACTATGATGGAGTCTTTGAGGAACTGTACAACAAGTACAAGACGAAGATTTCAGTCGCACCAGAGGTCAAGCTGATCATGATGGTTGGCGGCTCAGCAATGATGTTCCATCTGACCAACTCAATGTTCAAGGCGGCTGTGCCGAACGTCGGACAGGTCATGAAGCAGAACCCAGACCTGATGCGAAATATGGTAGATGCTGTCCAGCGTTCGAACCAGGGTGCTGGACCTTCAGCGGGACAGCCACCGGCAGAGGGCCTGCGCCGCGAGATGCGAGGTCCTGGAATGGACTTTGGGGCCCTGATGGGCATGATGGGCCCACCGCCCTCTCAGGCGACCCGACGTGGCGTCGAGGAGGATGACGTAAGCGATATTGTCTCACTGGACCTCGGAGATCCCGATACACGCGAGGTCAGTCTGAGTGACAAGAAAAAGCGAGGACCAAAGGGCAGAGGGAAGAAAGAGGTTAGCCTGTAAATATTTCCCCAACTAAATATAAGGAATGGGCATTGCCTATGCTCCGTTTGAAGACATGGGCGCCCCTAAGCCTCCAGTCTATGATCCTCTCAGGATCGAGAGCATAAAAGCAGCCGTTCATCAGCCTGAAGGTGATGCGACTGAATGCAATTACTTGGTCATGTTCTTTGTCATAGGAATATTTGCTCTTGCGCTGTCAGATGCAACTAAATCTGGGTGATAAGCATAGATGGGTCGTTTTAGGTCTTTTATAT